ACTGTCAACACATTTAAGGGCTGCAAGAAGAAAAGGTACGAGCGTGCTTATCGCAATATACTGTCTACTCGCAGAGATATTGTGAAAGAGGCTAAAGTTAGTGTATTCGTAAAGTATGAAAAGACAGATCGTACTTTGAAGAAAGATCCAGTACCACGCGTTATTTCACCTCGAACACCAGAGTACAACTTGCGGGTTGCTCGATATCTTAGGAAGATTGAGGATCCAATTTTTGATGCTCTTGGTGATCTTTTCGGACATAAAACCGTGATGAAAGGCGTCACAATGACACAAACGGCTAGGTTGTTGCGCGAAAAATGGGAAATGTTTCGCAAACCTGTTGCTGTTGGCCTTGATGCCTCCCGGTTTGACCAGCATGTCTCTAGGGAAGCCCTAGAGTTTGAACATAGCATATATAAAATGTGTTTTAAGTTCAAACATCACCAACGCAAATTGATGTCTTTATTGAAACATCAACTGCGTAATGAATGTTCAGGCTATGTGCCTGATGGTTCTGTCAAGTATACTACTGATGGGACTAGAATGAGTGGTGATATGAACACTTCTCTTGGAAATTGCGTTTTAATGTGTATGATGATTAAAGCATACTCTAACCATTGCGGTGTCAAGTTACAACTTGCCAACAATGGTGATGATTGTGTTGTTTTCATGGAACAAAATGATTTAAAAATGTTTAACAAGGGATTAAATGTCTGGTTTCGCAAAATGGGTTTCAACATGGTTGTTGAAGCACCAGCGAATGATTTCGAAGATATAGAGTTTTGTCAAACAAAACCTATTTTTGATGGTAAAACCTGGGTCATGTGTAGGAACCCATGGACCGCTATTGCAAAGGATTCTGTTCTTATGAAGAATCCTAATATTGTTAATGATCAATTTTTTAAGCAATGGTGTGACGCTGTTGGTACAGGGGGGATGGCTTTGGCTGGTTGTCTCCCTGTCTTTCAATCCTTTTATGGAATGATGAAGCGATCTGGACAAGTAACTCGGAAAAATTGGAAAAGGAAAACTGTTTTAATGGAGACCAATGAATTACTTCCTTGGTATATGCGAGAAGTGGGTTTAAAAGGTGGTCGTGTATCTGGTGTGATAACCCCTGAGACACGGTCTAGCTTTTATTTTGCTTTTGGTGTTACTCCTGATGAGCAGATTTGCTTGGAAAATTTTTACGATAGTCAAATTATAGCCACATCTCGAGGGGAGTGGCATCCCCGCGAGATGTTTCCTATTTGTGTGTAAGTAGATTGTGGAAGAAGATCACCACGTTAAATCCATCCTCTATTTGTAATGGGGTTCATTATTTAAGCAACCAAAACTCATTTGAGATGCTAATACAAATGCCAAGAGACTGCACGGTTGCGCGTCAGTTTTAATGAATGATCAGTCCCCATAGGTTTGGGGATCCCATACAAACCTCCCAAGTTTGATTTTTATATAGTTTATGTCAGAGTACATCTTAGCAGAATTAGACGCAGCACAAACAGCAGGAATCGGAGCC